GTACTAATTGGGCGGTATACAACAGGGGTGTAAACGGCGGGACAAATCCAGAAAATTATCTACTTTTTTTGAATGACACAATGGCCGCAGCAGGCCCAAATTCTGTGTTTTGGGGCGGCACTGCACCTACCAGCACTAATTTTTATGTGGATAATTATCAGAATACAGGGGCTTCTGGATTTACATACGTAGCCTACCTATTCGCCCACAACGCAGGAGGCTTTGGCCTGACTGGTACGGATAATGTGATTTCGTGTGGGTCGTTTACGACTAATGGCAGTGGGCTTGCAACAGTTAGTCTTGGGTATGAACCACAGTGGATACTGTACAAACCTTCAAACGCAGTATCTGATTGGGGTGTTGTTGATTCAATGCGTGGGATGCCAGTAACTTCAGGAAGCGCGGCCCGCCTTTATCCAAATGGTTCTTACGCGGAAGGTATTGGTAATAGTTGTATGCCAAATGCAACTGGTTTTACTACTGCATTGTTAACTTCTACTGATTACATCTACATAGCCATACGCCGTGGCCCGATGAAAGTGCCTACTGATGGCACTACGGTGTTTAGTCCTATTGCTAGAACAGGTACAGGTGCAACAGCCTCTATAACTAGCGCTGGATTTCCACCTGATTTAGTTGCAATTAAATCGCGTAATGCGGCTTATAGCAACGCATGGACAGACAGACTTCGCGGCAATGGTCTTATCTTGTTTACAGACTCTACAGTCGCTGATCAAAACTATGGAACAGCGTCAGTAAACTTAACAAGCAATATGGGTGTAAGTTTAAGCTCAGAAACCTTAGTAAACCAAAACGGAACAAATTACATAAATTATTTATTTCAACGCGCCCCTAGCTTCTTTGATGAGGTTTGCTATACGGGGAATGGAAGTGCTACCACACAGACGCACAATTTGGGAGCAGTTCCTGAAATGATGATTGTTAAACTTAGAGACGCTTCTGGGTACAATTGGTTTGTATATCATTCTGCGCTTGGTAATTCGTCTGGTATTGTTTTAAACAGTACTAATGGTTCTGGAGGATATGGGACTGCGTTGTGGAACAGCACAACGCCAACCTCAACTGTGTTTTCATTGGGGACAAACTCAAACGTCAATGGATCGGGTTCAACCTACGTCAACTACCTCTTTGCCACCTGCGCTGGCGTAAGCAAGGTTGGTAGCTACACAGGTACTGGCGCAACGCAGACTATCTCTTGCGGCTTTACGGGCGGGGCACGGTTTGTGCTGGTTAAACGCACTGACAGCACAGGTGACTGGTACGTCTGGGACACGGCTCGTGGCATGGTGAGTGGTACAGACCCAACGCTGCTGCTCAACAGCACGGCTGCTGAAGTCAACGCAAACAGCATCTACACTGCCACTGGTGGCTTCCAAATCGTCAGCACTGCCGCAGGTATCAACGCCTCTGGCGGCACGTACATTTTCTTGGCAATCGCTTAAAGGTAAAACATGAGTACAAAATACCCCGGCGGTCTCATCACAAAAACCCCAGTAACCCCTGCTGGGCCATACCAAACAGGCGCAGCTCCCGGTGTGTGGACAGTCGAGCAAGCATTGCAATACACCAAGCAAGGCATCTGGCCAACACAGGGATTGACCCCCAACTACATTGAGGATGTGTTTAATACCTATCTGTGGAATGGTACAGGTGGCCAAGCTGGGCCTTTTGTTACAGGAATTGACTTGCTTAATAAAGGCGGGCTGCTTTGGACAAAAAGCCGAAGCAATGCTTATGACCATTATTTAATGGATACTGTTCGTGATAATGGCTCCATCCTAACGACAAACAACACCGCAGCCGCAGTATCGTCGCCAGCATGCGTTAACTTCTACGCTGATGGGTTTAAAGATAATTTCTCTTACATGGGTGGGACACAACAAGTCTCATGGTCAATCAGAGAGCAGGCCAAGTTCTTTGATGTTGTGACGTATACGGGGGATGGAACCGGTGGTCAAACTGTTGCTCACAATCTAACAAGTCAACCCGGATTTATTTTAATCAAGCGCACAGATAACATTAGTAATTGGGTAAGTTTGGCGCGTTCAGACGCAAGCAATTACACACTGCTGTACATGAACCTAACAAACGCCACAGCCGAAGCGCCAATTCCCCAGACCAGCGCGGCAAGTTCTACCAATTTGAATGTTGGCTACATTAGCACCAAAGCAGGTGTTAACACCAACGGCGCAACATACGTTGCCTACCTATTCGCCCACAACGCAGGAGGCTTTGGCCTGACGGGTACGGACAATGTGATTTCGTGTGGGTCGTTTACGACTGATGCAAGTGGCTTGGCTACGGTTAGCCTTGGGTACGAGCCTCAATGGGTCTTGATAAAACGATCTTCTGGGATTGGCGGGTGGAACCTTTTGGACACAATGCGCGGTATGGCTGCGACTCCGGGAACATCAAATACCGCTGCCCTGTTTGCAAACTTAAGCGATGCCGAAATTGCCGGATTTAATAATGTGTTTCCAACATCAACTGGACTATATGTTGGCGGTTTGTCAACATCATCAACATACATCTACATAGCCATACGCCGTGGCCCGATGAAAGTGCCTACTGATGCGACTACGGTGTTTAAGTCTATTGCGCGTACAGGTACAAACGCCAATGCAACCATAAGCGGAGTTGGGTTTTCGCCAGATTTGACTTTGGGGATGACAAGCAGTGGCAGCAACCAATCTGGTTTTGTTGACAGGTTAAGAGGAATAAACCCAACTGCATTTTTACAATCTACGACAACAGGCCCAGAATACAGTTTAAGTACCGCCACCAATCTGGGGGTTACCAGCTTAACAATGGACGGCGTAACTGTAGATGCAGACCAAACTTTTGGCTACGTAAACTTCTCTACGCGTAGTTACTCCACTCATTTTTTCAAACGCGCCCCCGGCTTCTTTTATGAGATATGCTATACGGGGACGGGAAGTGCTACAACCTTTGCGCACAACTTGAGCGTAAAACCAGAACTTATTATCCAAAGAAGCCGTAATAATGCAGATGCTTGGTATGTATTTGCAGCACAAAACGGATTTGGAACATTAAATAACACGAGTGCTTGGGGCGGAACGGGCAATGGCTCTGGGACAAATACTATTTGGCAAGCAACATCTACCACCATTGCATTAAATAGTACTCTTGCTCCTTCTTTTGCAACAAGTGGATGGACTTACGTTGTTTATATGTTTGCCACACTATCTGGCGTTTCCAAAGTAGGAACATACACGGGCAACGGTACAACGCAAACTATTAACTGCGGCTTTGCTGCGGGGGCAAGGTTCGTGCTTATTAAGCGCACTGACTCAACTGGTGATTGGTACGTCTACGACACAGCCCGTGGCATGACAACTTTGACTGACCCGTATTTGCTTTTGAACAGCACAGCGGCTGAAACTGCTACGCTTGGTTCTGTCACTACGGTTACAACAGGCTTTGCTGTCAACGCAGCAATCTTGGCGGCAATTAATACCAACGCTGCCAGCTACATCTTTCTCGCAATTGCTTAAAAGGAGCACATCATGGAAATTCGTGTAAAAAACACTGGCGCAGTCATGTACGAGGACGAGTTCCGCAGACTGCACACCGGCTTGGGCTTGCCCATGCTTTTGACCGAAGAAGTCATCAACGAGTGGGGCGCAGACATGGTTCTGGAAGGCCCACAAGCCACAGGCGGTACAGTCTATCAATTCTCAATGCGTTCAGGCGTGCAAGAAATTGAAGGTAAGTGGTACACCAACTACATCCTCGGCCCAGTCTTTACCGACCGTGCAGCCACGGAAGACCAGCCCGCCATGACCGCTGCTGAGCAAGAGACTGCTTATAAAGCCATGAAGGACGCAGAGCAGGCCACGTCCGTACGCAACTCACGTACAGAAAAGCTCAAGGACAGCGACTGGACACAGATTGCCGACAGCACTGCTGACAAAGCTGCATGGGCTACATAACGCCAAGCCCTGCGTGACATCACTGCACAAGCTGGGTTTCCTTGGACAATTGACTGGCCTACACAGCCATGATGGGTAAATAATGCTTGACCCCATCAGCATCAGTGCGGCGTTTGCAATTGCCAAGAGCACTATTGCCGGGGTCAAGGAAGCCATCCAGATGGGCAAGGACTTGCAGGAGTGCAGTGGCGACCTGATTAAGTTCTTTGAGATGCGCGACACGGTAGCCAAGGCTGCTGTGCAAGACAAGGGTAAGAAGCCTCGCTCCGAAATGGGGCAAGCGTTAGATACGGTGATGCAGGCCAAGGTTTTGCGTGACGCCGAGAAGAAGCTCAAAGAGCAACTTATCTATTCAGGACAAGGCGATGTTTGGGAGTCCATACAAGCCGAGTACAACCATATTGTCGCGACTCGCAAGCGTGAAGAACGGGAAGCAGAAACAGCCGCAAAACAAAAGCGCGAGAATCTTGCAGAGACAATAAACATCTTATTGATCGGACTGGGATCTATTCTTGCGGCTGGCTTCATTGGCTGGGGCACGATTGAATTTATCATGTACAAAATGAGGAACTGATATGAACTGGGCAGACGTAATGAAGGCGGTGATACCCATCGTCGTTGCTTCTCTGGCATGGCTGCTTGGGGAGGTGTCCTCGTTCAACACCCGCCTCACAAAAATTGAAGGCTCAATGCC